TTTTTCATCAACGATGATCTTCGACAATTTTGACACCCTTTCTTTTTTTGTAGCTTTGTTTTTCACAACAGTCCATATTATGAATTAATCGTCAGTCGAATAAAGTCGGATTAGAGCATGTCAGAAAAATTGTCGCATGCTACAAAAAGCGGATATCAATTGCAAAAGAAATAATTTAAAATAGCAAAATAACAGTCGGCAAGATGGACGAATATTACAAGTAACAAGAGAACTATGACGCGGCAATGCAGTTTTTCATGAAAGGGAACGACGTTGGTCTAAATAAATATTTCCTTATGAGCTGAACACAGTATGCGATAGCACCATGCCCCAAAACGGGGTGGTGCTTTTTTTTACGCGCTCTTGACGACAAGTGCAAAAACCGGCGCTACCATGGAGAGAGTACAGAGTAAAGATTATTGAGCGGTGGGTGTGTGGCGATAAGAAACGTACCCTCTGCAATAGATAGGAGGCGGGGAAGCTGTCCAAATCCAACGTCGCGTTTGGTCAGAGGCGAATGACCTGTCGGACAGCGTGACGCAAGGTTACGTCAGCCTCAGCGACCTACTGAATGTCCTTGAGCGGGAATACGAAACGAGAGTTTGGGAGGAATGATCTTGACGGCAAAAGAATGGCTGATGCGCGCATGGCGTATCGACGAGGAAATAGAGACACTTCGGCGGGCGAGGGATGAGACCTTTATTTGCTGCACATCCGTCACGCCGAGCTATGAGGGCGATAGCGTCTCCGGCACAAAAGACCCGCACAAATTTGATCAGCTTGCAGAATACGCGGCGCAGATCAACGCAAAGGTGGACGAGCTTATAGCCATAAAGCGGGAGATCGAGGCCGCGATTGAGCAGGTCAATGACGGTACATATCGCGAGTTGCTGCGCCGGAGGTATCTGTGCTGTGAGCGCTGGGAACAGATCGCGGTAGGTATGGGGTATGATTATCGCTGGGTTCTGCGGCTACATGGGCGGGCATTGCTGGAAATAAAAGACGCCATAGAAAGTCACATTAAACCGGTGTTATAGTTTAGCATGGAAAAAACATGAGGGACAGGCTGACGGCTGTCCCTCATGCTTTTGGGTTGCAAGCTGCGTATCAGGCAGGGGCGGGGCCGAGTAACTGCATAAAAAAATAACCGGCCCCGATGATTGACCGAGGCTGGTCATTTGAACAGGGGGCCGTTGGAGACGGTGCGGTCCCCTAAGCTCTACTGCGAATCATGATTTGAATTTACATTCTCTTCTTTCTTAACATCTAATGGCTTAACAACAGCATTTTTATGTTTCAAGAATTTGATTAACTCAATGAGAGTAATCACGATCAAGACAAACAACGTTAAGGCCATTATCCATCTAATCAGCACAGGAAAAGCAGCTACTGTAAAAAGCAAAGGTGAAAAAGTTGTGGCACTGTTAGTTTGAGTATTCATCACCATCATCCTTTCTTGATCCCTATTTATTACATTAGCACTATCAGTATCAAATGTAAATAGTAGGAACGCGAAAGTCGCGCTTGATTGGATAATAAAAATGACCGGCCCCGATGATTGATCGAAGCCGGCAAAATTGAGAGAGGGAAATGAAGAAAAATGAAAAAGTATGTTTGAAACGGTTGTCTCTGTTTACATGATTATATTAACAAGCGAATGTGAACGAAAAAACACTTTGGTATGAAGCAACTGTTAATTGCGGGGATAAAAGGTCGACCGGAAGAAAGCTCATGTGGACGCGGGATCACTCCTTTCATCGTGGAGAAAGCATGGTGTTGTCCTGTCCCAATTATAAATAAGCCAATCGTAGAGGGTGGTGTTGATGTCCGGCAAACTGAATGATAGGCAAAAGCGCTTTGCAGATGAATACTTGATTGATAACAACGCGACGCAGGCCGCTATCCGTGCCGGATACAGTGAAAAGACCGCATATTCAATGGGTCAGCGGCTGTTGAAGAATGTTGAAGATGAGGCTTACATCGATAAGCGCCAAAAAGCACGCATTGATCGTACAGAGATCACGCAGGACAGAGTTATCACGGAGCTCGCGAAGATCGCTTTTGCGGATGGCATGGATTTCGCTACTGTTGGAACACACAATCGCATTACGTTGACACCGACGGAGAATTTGCCGCCGGAGAAGCGCGCGGCGGTCGCCAGCGTGAAGAAGGGCGCAAAAGGCGCTGTCGAAATCAAAACCTATGACAAGGTCAAGGCGCTTGAACTTCTGGGCAAGCACCTTGGCTTGTTTGATAAAACTCAGAGTAGCGGCGAGGTCGAAGACCTGACGCCGCTCGCGGAGCTTCTGAAGGGCGACGGAAACAATGGAAAAAACACAGAAGATTAGCTGGTCCCCGTTCTCGCCGAAGCATCGGGCATATATTCGGAATGCCCTGCACAATCGCATGAACGTCGCCGAGGGAGCGATCCGCTCCGGCAAGACGATTGATAACTGCATCATCGCCGCGGCCTATCTCGAGACGACGCCGGACAAGTATCATCTCGCGTCGGGGTCGACGATGGGCAACGCGAAGCTAAACATCGGCGTGTGCAACGGCTTCGGCCTTGAAGCTTTGTTTCGCGGGCGCTGTCGCTGGGGAAAATACCGCGACAATGAGGCGCTGTTCATCCAGACGCAGACCGGCGAGAAAATCGTCATCTTCGTTGGCGCGGCAAAGCGGGACAGCTACAAACATATCCTCGGCAACTCTTACGGCCTCTGGATCGCGACCGAAGCCAACGAGCATTACGACAGCGATGATAGCCGGGAAAGTTTCGTGAAGGTTGCTATGGGCCGCCAGGCGGCGGCATCGTGGCCGCTGACGCTCTGGGACCTCAATCCGTGCCATCCGCGGCACCGCATCTACACCGAGTATATCGACAAGTACCTCAACGGCTTTGCCGGCGGCTACCAGTACCAGCACTTCACGCTTGCGGACAACCTGTCCATAAGCGAGCAGCGCCGGCAGGAGCTCGCCTCGCAGTACGACCCGCACAGCGTCTGGTACCGGCGCGATATCCTCGGCGAGCGAGTCGTGGCCGAGGGCTTGATCTACGGCACCTTCGCAAACGATGAGGAGCGCTTCCTCATTGACCGGCAGGGTCTGCCGGAACTGAAATACATCGAAGTCGGCGCGGATGTCGGCGGCACGAAATCCAATCATGCTTTCGTGGCCTCCGGTTTCCCGGCCGACTTTTCCACGCTGTACGCGCTCAAGGCGCGGTCAATCAAAGCGGATGGCGTATCTGTTTCGCAGTTCGTTTCGGCGTTCGTCGACTTCGTGGGGAGCGTCGTTGCAGACTACGGCTTTGTAGACTGCTGCTGGCCGGACTGTGCAGAGGCCGCCATCCTCAACGAGCTCGCGGTCAAGACGCCTTATCGCATCCGCGGCAGCGTCAAGGGGCAGATCAACGACCGCATCCGCTGTGCCGACATGCTCTTTACGGCGGATCGCATCCGCCTTGTGCGCGGCCAATGCGATGACCTGCGAGCGGGACTGCGCACGGCCGTGTGGGACCCGTCCCAGCTCGACGACATCCGTCTCGATGACGGGACGAGCGACATCGACATACTGGACGCGTGGGAATACAGTTATTCTCCGCATATCAAGCAGCTACTGAGAGGGCAGAAACATGTTTGAGAGATTTTTCGACTGGATAAAGCGCCTGTTCGGCAAGCGTCCGGCGCTGCCGGATGTTGACAGACGAAATGCCGATTTCGCGATGTCCTACGCAGACATCCGGCGGGTCAACTTCGGCGCCATCTTTGCACACCGGCTTGCGAACAAGGCGGTCGCCGACAGTACCTTGGCGGTCGACACCTCGACTGCGCGCGGCGAGTGGGTCGACGGGGCGGTACAAGCCGTTTGGAGCAAGATCAAAATTATCACAGAGCAGGCGCTCGGGACAGGCGGAAAGGTCGTTGTGCCGCGCATCAAGAACGGGCGGCCGCGATTTGACATCGTCGATCAGAGCCGCATGATGATTTCCGAAATGGACGGCGACGAGCCCGTCAGCGTGACGCTGATAGCCGACTTTGCCCGCGTCAACGACCGCAACTACATCCGCTTCGTGGACTATACGCTCACGTCGGACGGCACACACACGATCACAAACCGCGTGACCACGGACGTGGGTGGCACCGCGTCGCTGACGGATGTGCCGCAATGGGCAGACATCTCCGAGGAGATCATCATTCGCAACTGCGAGCACCTGCTGCTCGGCTATCTCAAATCGCCAATCGACAACCGCGAGGACAAGGGCCTTTACGGCGTGCCGATCACCTATGGCAGCGAGCCGATTATCGAAGATCTCTACGACTGCATGGATGACTTCGCCCGGGAGTTCCGGCTGAAGCGCTCCTTCGTGGGCGCGGACGAGATGCTGTTTGGCAAGGACAGCAAGCTGCCGACCGATGGGCTGTTCAAGACTTTCCAAGGTGGCGGCGCGCTCGACAGCGAAGCATTCTGGCAGGTCTACGACCCGGCTATCCGCGACAGCAGCTATAAAAACCGTTATGATATGCTCTGCGCGCAGCTCGAACAGAGCGTCGGCACCTCGCGCGGCATCCTCACGGAGCCGACCGCGACGGCAACGGCCACGGCGACGGAGATCAAGGCCGCACAGTACGATACCTTCTGCCTCGTCGATGATATCCGCACGGCAATTGAGGGCTTTATGAACCAGCTCGCGTACGCCTACGACGTTCTTGCCGAGGCATTCGGCGCGACGCCGGCGGGGGCGCGCGGCAGCTTTGAGCTGACGTTCGACTGGGATCTCTCGGCGCAGGAGAGTACGAGCGAGACATTTAGCCAGCTCTCGGAGCTTGAGAGCCGCAATCTGATCACCGGCGCGCGGCTGGTTTCGTGGGTGACCGGGGACAGCATTGACGATGCGCAGGCAGAAATAGTCGCAGCACGGGCGCAGAGCCCGAAAGTGCAGCAGCTGATTGGAGGTGACGGCGGCATTGAAAAAGGGCAAAATCAAGAAGGGAGCCAGTTCGGGCAAGGGTAAGGGCAAATGCTGAGCGACCGCGAACTTGAAACCGCACTGGCCCGCATTGAGTGGCGCATGGACAAGCTCAATACGCTGTATTTGGAGCAGGTGGGGGAACAGGTCAACGCGATTGGCCGGCTCTCTCCGACCTCTGTCAACCGCCTCATCCAGATGCGCAAGGCGGGGGCGAGTATGGACAAGATCAATGCGGAGCTTCGCCGTGCAACCGGCAAGAACACCACCGAGATTGGGGATCTGTACAAGCAAGCCATGCAGGAGACCTATGCGGACTATGAGTTTATGCCCATTGCCCGCGGATGCCCGCTTGTGCCGCTCGAGTACAATACCCCCTTACAGCGCGTTCTCGAGGCCGAAGCGCATGAGACGCGGCGCACGATGTCGAATTTGTCCAACACGACAAATATGTCCGCACGGTATCGCGAGATCGTTTCCGATGCGGTACAGGCGGCGGCTACGGGCGTCGCGGATTACCATTCCGCCATGCGCTCAGCGCTGCGGCAGGTGGCCGAGGATGGGCCGCGTGTGACGTATGAGAGCGGTGTTCAGCGCCGCCTTGACACGGCGATCCGTATGAATGTCGTGGACGGCGTCAAGCACATTCAGCAGCAGGCGCAGCACATCATCGGCGTGGAGATCGGCGCTGATGGCATTGAGATCAGCGCCCACCCGCACAGCGCGCCGGACCACGAGCCCGTACAAGGCCGGCAGTTTCGGCACGAGGAGTTCGAGAAGCTGCAAACCGGCGGGGCCTGCCGTGACTACGACGGCAATTACTATGTCGGCTTCCAGCGCCCCATCGGCGAGTGGAACTGCCGGCACTTTGCTTTCGACATCGTTCTGGGCATTGCCAGGCGGCAACACTCGGACGAGGAGCTTGCCCGCTGGCAGAAAGAAAACGAGCAGGGCTGCACCATCGACGGCCAGCATTACAGCATTTATGAGGCCGGCCAGCTCATGCGGAAGATTGAAACGGCAATCCGGCGGCAGAAGGATGTGGCGACGGTGGCCCGCGCCTCTGGCGACGATGTGCTTCGGCGTCAGGCGCAGAAAAAGATATCTGATCTTACCGCCGCCTACAAGCGCGTCTCGGACGCTTCCGGCTTGCAGACGCGGGCGCAGCGGCTCTATGTCAGCGGCTTCAAAGACGTGAAGCTGTTGAAAAATGCTGCTGGACATGATATTATCGAAGTCAAGAAAACCTTGGTAACGGGCGAACCAAACAGCATCACCCAGATAGTTCATGCGAAAGGCGGGATTGACCGCAATTATTATGGCCTTGACGGCACACAAACCAAGCAGATTTCCAACAATAATCACGGCTCTCCAAAAGCGCATCCATACGGCAATCACGGGGAGCACGCCCATGACTATGTCTGGGAAAACGGGGCGCTTGCCGGCCGGCCAGCGCGTGAATTGACAGAAGACGAAAGAAAGGAGAACGCGGATATATTATGACGCTCACAGAAATAAAAACGCGGCTTGACGAGTTTTGCAATATCTTTCGCTTCGAGTACCATGGGCTTAACTGCTATCTCGATCCCGTGAGCCGTTCCGGCGGCAAATGGCTGTACGATGTCGTTTGCGGTGACGATTTCGAGACCATATCTTTTGATGGCCTGAATGACGTCCTGTCCGCGCCTCTGTTTTCAGGCAGGTCGCTGAACGAGATATGCAGCGACATCGTTATTGTCGAAGCCTAATTTCTTATCAACTGCATAGTTCAAGCACGATACGAGTTGTATCGTGCTTTTTCTATACCCAAAACTGGCCGGAATGCCGAAAAACTATCAAGCCGGAGCGGAAAGGAACCGCGATACCAAACTGCAAGGCGAGAAAGGATCACCATGACAAGAGACGACATCAAAAAGCAGTTCGACGGCGCTACCGACGAGCAGATCAAGGCCCTTCTGGACATCAACTCCGCTGACATCGGCAAGGCCAAGAAGGGTGGCGAAGACCTCGCCGCGCAGCTCAAAACGGCGCAGGAGGAGCTTTCCTCAGCCAAGACGACCATCGGCGAGCTTGAAAAAACCAAGGGCGACACCGCCGCGCTGCAGGCCGAGATCGACAAGTACAAAGCGGCAGAGGCAAAGCGCGCCGACGACGAAGCAAAGGCCGCCGCGCACGCGGAGCTTGCCGGACGCTTTGACAAGGCGCTCGGGGATCGCAAGTTCGCACACGAGTATATCCGCAGTGGCGTCCTCAGCGACTTTGAGAAGGCCCTTGCGGACGAAAAAAACAAGGGAAAGGGCGACGCCGAGATATTCGACGCGCTCACCAAGGATAAAGACGGGATCTTCGCATCCCAGAACCACATGGATGCCGCCAATATGGGCGACATGGGCGGCGGTAAGTCCGAGGTCGACAGCGCGCAGGCGCGCGAGATCATGGGCCTTCCGCCCAAAAAATAAACAGGAGGTAACTTATGGCAAATAACATTGCACTTTTCAAGAAATACACGGACCTGCTCGATGAGGTCTACGCAGCGGCGGTTACTTCGGCTGATCTGGACGGGGACCCGACGCTGACTCGCGCGGGCGCGAACGCGGACGAAATCATCGTCCCGAAGCTCTCCATGGACGGCCTTGCGAACTATTCCCGCAATGACGGCTATGTGAAGGGCGACGTTACGATGACCTTCGAGACGGTCAAGTTCAACTACGACCGCGGCCGTTCGTTCAGCGTTGACGCGATGGACAACGAGGAGACCGTCGGCCTCGCTTTCGGTAAGCTCTCGAGCGAATTCATCCGCACGAAGGTTGCGCCGGAGCTTGACGCATTCCGCTATGCGACCTACGCTGGCACGACCGGCATCTCCAAGACGACCGGCACGATGACAACCGGCGCGCAGGTGCTCGATGCGCTTGTAACGGCGCAGAACAAGATGGACGAGGATGAGGTCCCGGCAGATCAGCGCAAGCTCTACATCACACCGACGCTCTATAATCTCATCTACGCCGTAGACACGACCAGGAGCAAGGACGTGCTTGCCTCTTTCGCGACAATCACAAAGGTACCGCAGAGCCGCTTTTACACCGCAATCGATCTTTACGACGGCAAAACGTCTGGAGAGACCGCCGGCGGCTTCGTCAAGGATGCGACGAACGGCAAGGCCATCAACTTCATGGTCGTGCACAAGCCCGCTGTGCTCCAGTACAGCAAGCACATCGTCGACAAGATCATCACGCCGGAGCTCAACCAGACGTCCGACGGCTGGCTGTTCTTCTATCGCAGCTACGGTCTCGCGGACACCTACGAGAACAAGCTCGCCGGTATCTACCTCAACAGCGTAGCGTAAGGAGGGACAGGCATGAGAATTGTGGGAAACGGAGCTGCCAAAGAGACAGATGAACTTGCGGCGGTCAAGGCTGAGAACACCGCGCTGAAAGCCGAAAACAAAAGCCTCAAGGCTGAGAACACCGCAATGAAAGCGGCACAGTCGGACCCCGCGACGGGTACTGACGCCCCAGCTGAGGACAACAAGAAAAAGAAGTAAGTGGAGGCGGAACCGTGTATATCGACTACAGCTATTTTCACACGAACGGCGGCGCTGCCGATATTGCGGAGTCCGCCTTTGCGGCCATCGAGTTCCGCGCGCGGTCGGTCGTAGACCGTTTTACGCAGCGGCGCGTGCAGGCCATGGCAGAGATCCCGGAAGCCGTCAAGCGGCTCATGGTGGAGCTCTGCAATATTGAGAGCGTCGGCGGGAGCACGTCGGCGCTCTCGCCCGCAGTGGCGTCGTTCAGCAACGATGGTTACAGCGAGAGCTATGCCGCGCCGATGACGCCGGAAACGATACAGCGCACGGAGGAGAGCCTGGTTAGAACCTATCTTTCGAGCGTGTGCGACGACAACGGCACGCCGCTGCTCTGGGCGGGGGTGAACTGATGCATCACGCCTCCAAAACGATTACCGTCTACAACCGGACGCTCGACGTAGAGCGCGGCTGTGACGTCTACCGGCGCACGGTGCTGCAGGGCGCGGCATCGTGGTTCAGCCGGACGCAGACGGCGGTGGAGAGCACGGGCGGCCTGCTGGCGGCAGACGAGTACATGGTACGGATTGAGACCGATGTCGGGTATCTGCCGCCGCAGGTCTATGACGGCGCAGCGGACACCTGGACGCTCAGCCCCGGTGACATGATTGTCCGAGGCGAAGCGGCTGAGGAAAGCCCGCGTCCGGCGGAGCTGATCGACAAATACAGCGCCGTGCTGACCGTCGTAGGCGTCACGGACAACCGCGGCGGCAGGGCGCCGCACTTTAAGGTGGTGGGGAAATGAACGGAAGACTTGAGTGGAACAAATCCGACGCGCAGATCCTCGCCGAGCACGACATGGAGACTGGTGGCGAGGTGCAGAAGTATATCGACAGCGCCGTCATCCGTTATGACGAGCCCTATGTCCCGTTTGACACCGGCACGCTCGCACACTCGTCGAACACGGCATCGGTCATCGGATCGGGCGAAGTGCGGTACGAGACGCCCTACGCGCACTACCAGTATTACGGCAACGTTATGGGCCCGAATATCCCGATCATGCAGGGCGGGGAGGCGGTGGGCTTCTTTTCACCCAAGAATAAGATCAAGACGCTCACCGGCCGCAAGCTGATTTACAGCAAGGAACACAGCCAGCTCGCCGGCTCCTACTGGTTCGAGCGCATGAAGGCCGATCACAAGGACGACATTCTCGAGGAGGTGAGCGCGCGCTTTGGCTTTATCAATCAACACGCTTGACAATCTGCGCAGCTGGTTTCGGGCCTGCCCGGCGCTCGCGGCAGGAAAGCGTTTCGGCGTCGACTACCTCGGCGAGAGCCCGACGGAATATGCGATCTACACGGTGCCGTCGCAGCTTACCTGTAAGACCGACATCCTCGGAAATGTCTGCTTCAGTCCGCTCCAGACGCTCAACTTTATCTTTGCCAGTCGCTCGGCCTATGGCGCAGATGTTTTGCAGAACCTTGCGAACTGCGGCTTCTTCGACGAGGTCACAGACTGGATTTACGCGCAGAACAAGACAAAGAACTTCCCAGTTATCCGGGAGGGCACAGTCGAGTCGATCGTGCCGTCGCTGACGCAGTACGTCTTTGAGGCGGGCACGGACGCGGCACGATATCAAATCCAATGCAAAATCACTTACAGGAGGAATGACTAATGGCAGATGCAACTGCTTTTAACCTCACGTCCGGCGTAAAAGCCGACCGTAAGCTGCTGATCACCGCGGCGAACGTCGGTACCGCGGAGACCCCGACGTGGGAAATCCTCGGCGTCGGCATCGAGGACAGCAGCGTCGATTTCAACTTCGACGTTAAGACAAAGACCGACATTCTGGGAACCACAAGCACAACGGTGAACAAACCTGAGCGCAAGCAGAAATTCGACCCGTACACGATCATGGACGGCTCGAAACTGCAGGTGAAGCTTTATAACATCATCCGCAACGAAAACTGGTCTGAGCTGTCCAATATGGATTTGCTGCTGATCCACACTTACGTCGGCACGGCGGGCAAATACGAAGCTGAGCGCTTTTCCGGCAGCGCGATCAATCCCGAAAGCCTCGGCGGTTCCGGCACGCTGGATATGCCCATCGAGGTCATCTTTGGCGGCAAGCACACGCTCGGCACTGCGGCCATCGCCGACGGCGTGATTACATTTACCGCCGGCACGGCAGCGGCGTAAGGAGGATTGAACAATGGCGTCACTCAATTTCGATACTGGCGTAAAGACCTTTGACATTAACGGAGACCCGGAGCGGACGATCTCGTTCGCTCCCTCCGACGGTGTCTTCGTCCGTCGCCTGTACGGTAGCATGGAAACGCTCGATGCGCTGCAGACAAAGTACCAGAACAAGATTACCAATGCCGCGGATCCGACAGCCCTGCTCGACGAGGTCGACGCAGCCGACAGGGAGGTCCGTGCCGTTGTTGACGGCGTTTTCGGCGCGCCGGTGAGCGCTGCCGTGTTCGGCACCATGAACTGTTGCGGCGTTGCATCGGGTATGCCCGTCTGGGCAAATTTCCTCGTTTCGGTCATCTCCGAGTGCGACGCCTACGTCGGCGCACAGGAGAAGGCAAAAAACCCGAAGCTCGAAGCGCTGCTGAAAAAGTACAAAAAGAAATGATGTACGAGCTGCCGACAAGCCTATCGGTGGGCGGCGCAGATCAGCCGATCCGTTCGGATTACCGGGCGGCGCTGGATATCTGCGCCGCCCTTTCCGACCCGGACTACTCCGATGAGGACAAAGCTGAGGCGCTGCTGAAAATCCTTTACGAGCAGCCGGAAACGCTCACGGACATCGATGAGGCTGTCCGGCAGGCGCTCTGGTTTCTCTCGCTGGGAGACGACAGTCCCCCGCCGGACACGCCGCGCCCGAAGCTCATGGACTGGAAACAGGATGCGCCGCTCATCATCGGAGCGGTCAATCGGGTTGCGGGCGCGGAAGTGCGGGCGCTGCCGTATCTCCATTGGTGGACGTTTATCGGCTACTACATGGAGATCGGCGACTGTGCCTTTGCGAGCGTCGTCAGTATCCGCAACAAACAGGCCAAGCATAAAAAGCTCGACTCCTACGAAAAAGAATTCTACCGCGAGAACCGCCGGATGATCGACTTTCGCTCCAATGGTGTGTCTGATGCGGACAAAGAATTCGTAAACAGCATCTTGAAAGGATGATGACCGATGCCTGACGGCTCCCTTGTCTTTGACACGAAAATCGATACGACCGGCGCTGAAAACGGCATCGCGAAGCTGCGCGTCAAGCTCGCCAAAGCGACGAGCGATGTACAGAAACAAACCGCCGAGGTGCAGCGGCTTGAAGCCGAGATGAAGCGCCTGCAGACAACGCAGGCACCCACGGCGCAGTATGCACAGCTCAAGGCCGCTATGGAGAAAGCTGACGGTCAGCTGCAGGCGCTCATTGACCGGCAGGACAAGTACCTCACGACCGGCGGTCAGACAAAGGGCAGCTACTGGGAGAAGCTGCAGTACGACATCGAGGCTGTCGCGGCGAAGGTCCGGGAATATCAGGCGCAGATGGCGGCCATGGAGAGCGACGGAACGGCATTCGCGACAGACAGCGCCGGGATCGCACAGGTCTCTCAGCAGCTCGGCGACGCCAATCTCAAGCTCGACGAGATGAAGGTAAAAGCGGGTGATGCAGGAGCCGCGCTGACAAAGGCCGCGACCGCGCCGTCTCCCGCTGCCAAGCAGCTCAATTCGCATTTTGACAATTTCAATAAACGCCTTGGCAACACCATCAAGAGCGCGCTGATCTTCTCGGTCATGTACAAGGGCCTGTCCGCTTTGCGCGATTATATGGGGCAGGCACTCTCTACCAATCAAGCTTTCCAGAATTCTCTTTATGGTCTCAAGAGCGCTCTGCTAACGGCCTTTTCGCCCATCCTGTCCGCGTGTGTGCCCGCGCTCATCACGCTCATGAACGTCCTTGCGGCAGTTATCACAGACATCGCAACTTTCTTCGCAATGCTCGGTGGCAAGAGCCTTAACATCGTGAAAGCTTCTACCGCCGCGGTCAAGAAAGAGGGCGGCGCAATCAGCGGAGCCGGCAACGCGGCGAAAGATGCCGCAAAGTCGATGGCCAACTTTGACGAGATCAATCAGCTTTCGGATAATTCGTCTGGAGGCGGCGGAGGAGGCGGCGGTGGCGGAGGGGGAGCGGGCGGGCTCACACCCGATTTGAGCGCTCTCGATACGGCAAGCGACAAATTCCGCGTCATTAAGGATATTGTTGAGGCAATTGGCGCGGCACTGTTGGCATGGAAAATTACGTCTGCCTTTACCGACAAGCTCAATCTGATTTGGGGGCTTGCACTCGGCATTGGCGGCGCGATCCTTATGATCAAAGGGTACTGGGACGCATGGCACAATGGTGTAAGCACGTCAAACCTCATTGAAATCTTCGCCGGGCTCGCTGCAGCTGCTGTCGGCTTTGGAATTGCGCTTGGACCGGTTGCTGCCGGGGTAGTGCTGCTTGTCGGAAGTATAGCAGGGCTTGTACTCGCATTTAAGGATATTACTGAGAATGGAGCGAATGCGCAGAACACGCTGCTTCTAATCGGCAGCGTTATCGGCGCGGGTCTTGGAATTTCACTTTTGACGGGGTCGTGGATACCACTCTTGATTGCAGGCATCGCGGCAGCGCTGCTGGCGGTCGTCGCTGCCACGGGCAACATGGATCAGCTCATGGGCGGCGTGAAAGATATTGTTGGCGGCGTCGTAAAGTTCGTGCAGGGTATCGTATCGGGAGACTGGAAGATGGCGTGGGAGGGTCTCACGCAGATCGTTTCGGGCGCGAAGACCGTTATCGTCACGATTTTGGAGTCTCTCAAACAGGGCTTTTCAATGGCCATGGACGCCCTCGTCAGCAAGCTCGGGCTGACCGGTACCGCGTTCGACACGACTATTCAAGGTATCAAGCAGATATTTTCTGGACTGATCGACTTCGTAACCGGTGTCATTACCGGCAACTGGGATCTCGCTCTTTCCGGGCTGCGGCAAATAACCGAAGGATTTAAAACAACGATTACCGGCATCTTCGATATGCTCAAGCAGGGAATATTCGGGGCAATGGATAAGATCGTAGAGAAACTCGGACTTGCCGGCCCCAAATTCACCGAGTTCGTCGACAATCTCAAACTGATATTTGGCGGGATCATAGATTTTTTGAAGGGCGTTTTTACGGCGGACTGGACGGCGGCATGGGATGGGCTCGCAAGCGCGCTTAAAGGCTCGGCGAATATCATGATTTCTGCCTTTGAAAGCGCGGTCAACCATATCGTCGGCGCGGTCAACAAACTGATCTCGGGTATTAACAGTATTTCCTCAAAAGTCGGCATTCCTGCGATACCTTCCATTCCTGCAGCACATGTTCCCCGTCTTGCGCAAGGCGCAGTCATCCCGCCGAACCGGCAGTTCCTCGCGGTCCTCGGCGATCAGACGAACGGCACGAACGTCGAAGCGCCGCTGTCCACGATCCAGCAGGCAGTGCTTGAGGCGCTGGCGCAGAATGGCGGAGCAGGCGGCGGCCGGGACCTCACGATCATCCTGGAACTCGACCACACAGAATTCGGGCGCGCGGTCTATCGTGCGAACAATGAAGAGACGCAGCGCGTCGGCGTGAGATTGGCGGGGTGATGAAAGAATGAACACTGTTTTTTCAATCGACGGCGTCGAGTATCCCACGATCCTCGTGACGAGCTTAAAGCGCAAATTTAGCGTTCTCGACGGCTCCAATGCGGGGCGTGTCAAAACGGGCGCGATGGTCCGGGACGTGATCGGCACCTATTACAACTACACACTCGGATTGGATACATCGGAGATCAGCACTGAGGATTACGACGCGCTCTATGAGGTCCTGTCCTCACCGGCGGATTACCACATGCTGACCGTTCCGTACGCGCAGACTACGATTACTTTCAAGGCTTATGTGACAAGCGGCGAAGACGACCTGCTGCGCATGCGTCCAAACAACAAATGGAGCGGCCTGTCAATCGCTTTTATCGCGATAGAACCGAGGCGGCGTCCATGAGCATGCAGTTGATATATAAGGACATCGCGGTCGGCGCTGATGCGGACGCGGCGGTTACCGCGCCCGACGCGCTGAGTATCTGCACACCGGCACAGCTCGCATTTGGCGCGGATGTTCCTCGGATAGCGACCTGCGAACGGGATATGTGGGCATTGGACGGCAGCTTTGAGCTGCACAACGCTCAGGCTATACCGTATTGGTCAACGGCCATCAGCGGGGCGGACGGAACCTTTGAGAGCCCGCCGGCGGTCACCGTTGTTTTTGACAGCCAGTACACGTCGCTCGGCATTTCTTTTCGCTTTTCTCCAAACACGGGCGACTACTGCAGCGAGCTGACGATCACATGGTATCGCGGAGACACACAGCTCGACCAGAAGACCTTCACGCCAAGCGGCGTGTCATATTTCTGCGCGGAGACCGTGACTGCCTACAACAAGGTCGTAATTGCTTTTGGCAAAACCAATAAGCCCTACCGCCGCGCGCGGCTCGAGCAGATCACTTTCGGCGTGATCCGCGATTTCTACGCTGACGAGCTTTCCGAAGTAAAGATTTTGCAGGAGGTCAACTTGATCTCCGCTGAAGTCGCAATCAACACGCTGACGTGGAAGCTCTACAGCACGGCAGACGTGGAATATCTGTTTCAACTCAAACAGCCGGTAGAGGCATACAGCAACGGTGGCCTCATCGGCGTTTTCTACATCTCCGGCTCGAAACGCTCGGCGGCGCGCATTTATGAGATCAGCTGCCAGGACGCGATCGGCGTGCTGGACGGCTACAATTTCCCGGCAAAGATCTATTCGGGATATAATGCCGTGACGCTGATAAACGATATTATCGGGGGAGCGTTCGAACTGGAAATCGACAGCAGCTTTTCGACGGCCACGGTCACCGGTTATCTGCCAGCGGGGACCCGGCGCGCGGCGCTGCAACAGGTCTTGTTCGCGATTGGCGCGGCCTGCGATACCTCCGGCGCGCGGACAATTCGTGTATTTACGCCGCCGTGCGCCTATGCGGAAATCCCGGACGACCGCATCTACAGCGGCGGCACGATGGACGCAAGCGCGATCGTCACCGCCGTGCGCGTCACTGCCCACACCTATACCGCGGGCAGCGGCGCAAATGGTGACGACGTCATCGACGTTGGCGGCACAAAGTACGTCCATACGACCGCCGTTACTACGATCAGCAATCCGATAGTCACAGCAACCGACAAGCAAAACATTGTCGAGGTCAAGGACGCGACGCTTGTTGGAACCGCCAATGTTGCGGCTGTCGCGCAGCGCGTCTATGACTACTACACCCGCCGCGAGACGCTGAGCACAAAGATCATCAACGCCGGGGAGAAGCCGGGCGACGCGGTCTCGCTCTCGACACCGTGGGACAAAGCGGTCAGCGGCAATATCACATCCATGACGACGGTCCTGTCGACCACGACCGCCTCGGATATCAAAGTCAGGTGAGCAAATGAGCACGATCATCGACACGCTGGTCACCAACCGCACCAGCGGCTACTACAATTTAGAGGACCTAAACCGCGTTGGCGCTGCTGTCGTATATGTCAGAAACCGATTGATCTCGGCGGGAGTCAGCATTGCTGTCGCCCCAAAGACAGACTGGTCTTTGCCTGATATCCCGACAATTGCACAGATGGAGCAATATCGATTGGACATCTCCGCAATTCGTACGGTAATTTCCAACGATACTGCGGTTCCGACGCCGCCTAAGAGCATGGAAAAACTTACTGCCGAAGAGGCCAATGACATCGAGAAAATACTGTTGGATGCAGACGCAATGCTGACAAGACTCATTTCGGCGTATCAACACTGCGGACCGCTTCGTGCAGGACAAGGAGGGTTACGAATATGAAGGACAGGGTGCCGACAAAAATGCTCTCAAATGGTGCGTTGCGCTATGGAGTCTATGATGAGGCGTCCGGTGCTCTGCTGCGCTATGAGTACCTCAAAGCGGAGGACGCCCCTACCGAAGAGGGCAGTGCGCTGTGCAAGGCAAACCTGCTGCCGGACGATATCGCAACAAAACTGGATTTGACTGTTGAAAACCCGCAGATAAAAGATGCGCTCGCAAAGATACCTCAAATTCTCACCGGCACGGCGACGCTCTCGTCTGCGAGTTGGTCCGGCAGTGGGCCCTACACCTGTACAATTACAGCGTCTGGAGTCAGAGCTGGGGACATGCCGACTGTGAGTCGAGTCACGGGCACTGACATAGCAGCAGCAGCACTAATTAATGCTGCGTGGGCCCTGGTCTGCAGCAGTGGCATCAATCCGCAGGTATCTGCGGACACGATCGTATTTTACGCCACAGCAAAGCCAACCGTGGCCATACCGATACAGTGGGAGGTATCACACACATGAGCGAATCAATGATGATCCCAGCGAGCGGCAAAATCGTCGCCGGGACGTACACAGGCGACGGTGCGGCGAGCAGGACAATTAACCTCGGTTTTACACCGGCGTGGGTGTTGGCGCTTAAAAGAGAGGCGGTGAACCGCTATGTCTGAAGCCTTTCTCGCTCCGGTAGCGGCAGGATGGACTACCGTTGCAACTGTGCCGCTGAGCAGTGCAACTGTCTCATCAGGCGGTTCCACGAATGCAATGGGCAGTTGCACGCTTCCATCGCCCAATGATTGGGATATGCTTAAAATCGAATTAAATAAGGCACTTCCTACAGGTACAAACTTAGTAATGTGGGACGGTGCAAGTTCGCTTTATGTAGTTTCGACTACTACGCTCCATTACATTTTGCATCCACGCTCTAGCAGCTGGACGATTATAAGCTCAGGCTCATATTCGTTTTTGAATTGTCAACTTGGTATCAACAATTCTTCTGGTGGAACTCTTACTTTTGACGGATACATTGTAAAAATCAGCGGCTACAAATTCTAAGGAGGCCTATGCCTATGTATGTAACGATCAACGGCTCGCACTATCCCTGCACGGGCTACTCCAGCGGGCCGCAGGGCGCGACCTTCACGGGGCTCACTGGCCTCACGGCCGCCCCGACGAGCGGCAGCATCACGCTGTGCTCCGACGAGGATTTCCCCCTCGCCCAGGTCTCCGTCAAGGACTGGGCGCGGCAGCTGCTCGAGGGCGGCACGCTCACGCTCACCAACGAGCCGGAGCCGGTCCCGCCGACCGCCGAGGAGCTGTTGACAGCGGCCCGCGCAGCGGCGCTCGCGAGGCTCGACGGCAGGTGCTCCAGCGCGATCTACAGCGGTGTCGCGGTCGACGGCAAGCACTACAAGCTCACGCCCACGGCGCAGAGTAACCTTGCCACCGCAAAGGCGATGGTCGACGCGGGCGCGATGGGTGTGATCTACGCCGCCGACGGCGAGGCCCCGAGCCTGCACACCGCCGCGCAGATCACCGCCATCAGCTCAACGGCCTATGAGTGGGGCGTCGTTAACACATCCTACTACGCGGCATTGCAGGGCTACATAGCGGCCGAGACGGACGCGGACAAGCTCGCGGCCATCGATTACGGCAAAGCTCTGCCGGACAGCTACATGCAGCAGCTCACCTCGCTGCTCTCGAGCGCGGGCATTGACATTACAAAATACACCGCCCTTTTCACGGCGTAGGGAGGGCCGGTAAGATGAATTCATCCTAAAAACCAATACCGATTGTAACCGCCTGATGGGCGGTATTTTTATATCTATCTGGGGGTTCGACATGAACATAACAGCGGGAGACATCAACGAGGCGGCAAAGCTAATCGGCTCGCTGATCTTTTTCGGCGGGCTGCTGATTGCGGCCTACAAATTTTACGCCGCCAGCAAGGCGCAAAGCGAGCAGATCGCACAAATCAAAGAGGAGCAGACGGTATGCTGCTACGGAATACTGGCGTGTCTGCGCGGCTTGCATGAGCAGGGCTGCGACGGGCCGGTTGATGCTGCACTGGACAAGCTCGAAAAGCACTTGAATATGGCTGCACACGACCAAAACGAGGGGAGGTAAAAGACGATGGCAGAAAAAACAGCAAGCGGGTTGATCGCTTACTGTCAGGCGCAGCTCGGACGACCCTACTGGATGGGCACCTTCGGGCAGACGGCGGCGGAATGGCTGTATCAGTCCAACAAAAAGCGTCTGCCCGGGTTTTACACGGCGGCGGACTTCCCGGCGCAGTATGGACAGCGCGTCCACGACTGCATCGGGCTGATCAAGGGCTACCTGTGGTCAGACGGGCCGGAATGTGCGCCGAAATACCTCTCGAGGCCGCTGGGACTTGATCTGGACGCAGACGGCATGTATTACAAGTGCAGTCCGCACGGGCAGATACAGTCCATGCCGGACACTCCGGGGACATTGGTCTTTATCCTTTCGCGCGGCAAGATGGAGCACGTCGGCGTCTACATCGGCGGCGGGCAGGTTATCGAGGCGCGCGGCCATGCATACGGTGTTGTACAGACGGCACTCAGAGGACGTGGGTGGACCCACTGGGGCATCTGCCCGTACATTACATACGACGCGGCCACGGCCGCAGAAACGGAGGATGATGACGTGGACATATCCAAACTCACGGATGCGCAGGTGCTCGCTCTCGGCGACCGCTATGCGGCGCTGCTCGCAGCGCAGGCTGTACCGAAACAGGCCGTGAACGCGTGGGCGAAAGCCAAGGCCGCAGGCATCATGGACGGCAAGCGGCCCAACGCGCCGGTAAAGCGTGATGAGCTTGCAATCATCATGGACCGGGCGAAGCTGCTCGGATAAAAAAATAACGTGTCCAGATTGGGCACGAATAATTTGGAGGTACACACTATGACAAAGAAATGGTGGAAGGCCGCGGGTATCCGCGCAATCAAGACGGTGGCGCAGACTGCCGTCGCAACAATCGGCACAAGCGCTGTGATATCGTCGGTCAACTGGGAGATGGTCGCGAGCGCGTCTGTGCTGGCCGGTGTTCTGTCTCTGCTGACGAGCGTTGCGGGGCTGCCGGAAGTGAACGAATAAAGATTGCGGCCCGTCTCCGATTGGAGGCGGGCCGTGTTTGATATTCTACCGTCTATCTGGTGTACAAAGGAGTTCAGTGTAGCTGTCACGCGGCGGACATGGACGCGCCTGCGCTTCAGGTGGCAATCACGGCATCCATGGCGTCATTATTTATTGATTTACCCCTGGACAGTTGCTCTGCTCAGTGGCGTTTTGCGCCCTTTCGCTCCGCGAGCTTGCTGAAACATAATGATGTTAGCAAACGAGCCCGTCTTCAGTGGTGGAGGCGGGCCACAACAAAACTCATGCCACACATTTTGACAGGGCTTCTTTCCACATTTGTGGTCTGGGGGTAACTTAAGGCCTTGATAGGGAGATAATTTGCTCATTACTTCGGCGCTTTAACGAGTCGACCATAGCCATCTTGCAAATAATATCTCGAACAGTATTATCAAGATCACTACCATTCGAGTAATCAGCGGGCAGAATGAAGTCTACTCTCTTATCTCGAAGTAGATCTTCTACTTTACTCCGTTTACCCTTGGGGTAGACAGCTATAGAGTAACCTCCATTTGCTTTTACCAATTTCATGCAAGGTACATCTGTAAGCCCATCACCTATGTAAATCATATTTCTAAACGGCACAGGTCTCTCATCTTCAGGTATATATTTGTTGAGATCATCATCATTTGAAATATCAAGTACACCTTTGTTAATACGAAACAGGAACTGAGTTTTCGTTGTATAGTTTACAACATTTTTCGGCCAGCAAGCTACGTCGTTTTCATCATATAGAAATTCACAAGCAAACACCTCTTGAAAGTTTTTATAAATGCCGGAGCCTTCAATAATTTCATGTAATCCAGAAGAAAGAATAAAGTGCTCCACCTTGATTCCCAAATCGTTACCAAATTGATTTATTCGCTGAAACCATGTTTCTACACCTAGATAAAACTCAAGGTCTTTTCCTAGCTTAACAAATTCCTCGCGGCGTATACTTTGCTTGGCTGTATGCGCTTTCTCAAGCATGACACGCATATAAGCAAGTATTCTGTCCATTTTTTTCTCTTCTGCAAGTGAGTTGGATTCATGCCAAAAGTCTTGCACAGTCATACCAACATTAGGGATAAAGGTATACTCTTGCATGTCTTTTGTGCAAAGTGTTTTATCAAAATCATACATTAATGCAACTACTGGTTTGCTTTTTTGCATAAAGTTCACCACTTTCTATCTTTGACTCTTTGGTGGGCAGGGAGCGTATCAATAACTATCGGCGCGCTCTATTTTACCATCAACACCATGTATAACTAGCTCGCTGCCGGAACGTTGACTGATAACCCTTCCCAATTTTATAGCCTCAGCCTTAGTTTCTGTATGGGCGCTAGCTCGTTGAGCGCCGGCTTTCTTAACACTCCATCCTCCCTGATCATTGCTTGGAACAATATGTACGCTTTTTCTCTGCATGTCCGCCCCTCCAGCAAACGAATAGTTTATCCCTACACTATTTAAACTGCCCTGCCTTTTTTCTATGTGCTTGTCCTTATTTGTACAAACCCCCGATTAATGCGGCTTGTTGCTAAGTTAAGGCCCTGTATGTCTGCTAAGATTTGACCTTACAGCATGGCATCTGTTTTGGATAAAGTTCTTATGAGCTCAGCTATTTTCTCTCAGTCGTGATAAACTGCAGCAATCAATTCATTTTGGCTTTTCAACAGATTAATATAATTATTGTATTACATTTTTTCCTTCTATGGCATTATGTGCACACATAATTTGACACCACCCACAGCCATTACATAGAGACTCATCAATCACAGCGCATTTGTTTTTTTCCTTGTGTATAGCATAGCAACCATGTTCAACACAGGCACAGTCATGGCATGCGTGACATATTGTAGAATTGACATACATAGTTCTAACAGGTTGTTGAGATGCTAAAATAGTATCTGAAGTCTTAATATTTGCGAGACTGGATCCCTTAAGTTTATCAAGAGTTAGATCATTATCTTTGAGAAATAACTCTAGTTTCTCATTGCATTCCTGAAAAATTTTTAGACCTTTCCAAATAACAGCACTTGATAATTGTACGGTATCTGCTCCAAGCATTATTGCCTGTATTGCATCATGAGCAGATACAAATCCGCCGACACTTGACAACGGAATACTCTTCGTTTCGCTTTTGGTTTTAAACTTCCAAATTTCATAGAAAGTAAACAGTTTCTCTTGCGGCCCATATACTCCAGTCGGGCGCCAAAAATCCACATCAGCAAATGGAGTCATCTTGGAGAAGTCCAAAGATGGAGGCATTAAACCAGTGTAAGCGTTTGAACAAGTTATTCCGGTAAATAACTCTTTTTTATGTAGAATATTTGCAAAGTCTGCCTGAGGTGCTAACTTAATGGAGATCGGTAGGCTGTTACATACTGAACAAACATCTTCCAATAAGCTTGAATCAAGAGGAAGACCATTAAGAACATTTGGACAAGAAAAATTGAGTTCAATTCCTGCAAGTTGATCAACTGCAACGATTTGCTGAATTGCATTAAGGAAATTAGCTTTCGATCCTATATTCGCAACGCTGGCAACAACTGGGATGCCAATCTTAACCGCCTCTTTTGCAAGATTTAGCCCATATTCTATTGATACAATATTATCTGTTGATCCAAGTAAAGCAAATCCCATGAAATTAGATGGGCCTTGAAGTCCACTTGGTATTGGCGCTGTTCTGACATATGGACTTCCAAAACTTTCATCACTTCTTAAGGGATTTATGGATGGAAGTATAATGGCTCCCACACCGTAATGAGCGGCTTGCTTAAAGTACTCAATATGCTTTTTAACATTAGGTTTTGAGAATAATGTTAATGAGGCTAAAATAAAAGGGGAGTGCAAAGGTGTATTTAACCATTCACAATCTATTGGAGCCATAACTTTCTCCTAATTATTTATCAAGTTTTTTTAATCGCCGTTTCAGCGATTCTGGCTGCCGCTCACTCCAGCCCCGTCTCACAGCACCTGAAAGTTTACGGAAAGTGACAGACATTATTGCCTCTTGGGCACTAATCTTTATTGGATAATTATTATTATTTGTCACAGGGAAGCAAAACGTTCCCTCAAACCCCGGTTCAACAAAAAAGGAAAGATCAACACTTATACCTCTGCGATTCCATGATGCACGCGGACTTGCCTGTAGTAGCATGTCTTTAGGTATTGTAAACACTTCGTGAGTGTATAGCAAAACCCTCTCGCCAGGGTTCAGCAATATTGTTGAAGGGCCATTTCCATTTTTGGCGGGTTCCATTAATGTGACTTCATCTGGCCACATTTTATTTTTGTCATCATACCTTTTGTACTGGAACCCAAGCGCACAATCATATGATGCAGCCTGTATTCGATCAGTGCTGGCGTTTTTAATAATCTTATTTTCTTCAATCAATTCTTGAATCTCAAAATCGAGTAGCGTGTGTTCATTCTGCCTAAGTGTAAATTCGTGATGCCCATTGGTCGCAACATCAACTTCTTCAATCCTGTAACGGATTTTGTCTACAGTGAGAAGATGGCATATATAATCATTGTTGTCTATGTCAAGTTCCACAAAGCGCTGCTCTAATGTACCCGGATTGATAAATGATGGAACACTTACTATGGTCGCACTAGGCAAATCTGAGTTCTTTCCTCTGGAAAACATATCAACGCAATAGAATTCGTGAAGATGGCCACTTACAAAGAAAGTAAATCCTTTTGCGCGAGCAACGTCGAAAAAAGCAGGCCCATTAACGGTTTCAAAATGTGAACCTGTGGCATGTTGCATCTGAATAAGCGGATGATGGGAGAGAACGATTTTCGTTTTACGCTGCATATCCTCAACTTTTTGGAAGCGGTTGATTGTACTATTAGTAACAGTCCCGATATCTACATTTTGCTGTTTGTCTAGCAACTCCAACATTTTCTTATACTTGTCTGGCTCAGACCCCTTAAGTGGCTCTATTAGCGGATTTAGTTCTTCCATGTTAATTTTAGAAAAATGAGCACCGGCATTTTCAGTTGTAGATATACAAGCAAGAAGTATATCTAAATCCTCAAAATCATATACAGGCGCACCATTTTTTCGAACAATATCCGTATCGGCACTTGTAAATGGAGTCAAGTATTCTCCAAAATAATGTACAAAATCTTCATGGTGTTCTTTATCACGTCGCGAAACATCATGGTTACCGTCAATGAAAATGATTCTGTCTTTTAAGTTGCTACTGTCGTCAAAGATACAGGAACACTTATCTTCTATAGTCATAACAAATTCCTTGATATGCTCAAAGGCAGCGGATTTGTCATCGCTGGGATTTTTGCCAATTACATAGTCTCCCAGAAAAGCAAGGAACGAAATCTTTTCGTTTGCATATCGGGCCTTAAGCAGATCAATTAATTCTAAAGTTGGGTCATATGCGACTGATTTCTGATAATCAATTTTTTCTCCAACAATTTTTGGTACTCCATTTAGATGAAAATCAGCAAAAAAAAGTATTCTCATAATCTGGCATATCCAATCTTATTAATTAATAGGTGGTAAATTGCAGGCGGTTAACCCAGAATATCGGCAAAACGAACTGCTTGTTATTGCTGAAAAGTAAAGAAACAGATCATTCAACTATATATTTACCATAGTCTCATAAAAAGGATTAGTCAATAAAAAAACGATTTTTGTTGGGACTAATGTATTATTTTGGTGCTAATACACTAAATCAGAAATACTTTACATGTATGAATTTATTGCGTTTGAAAATTGCTTTGATATCCCCTTACAAAATTCATCTGAACATACAAGACATAAGAAAAGCCCGTTTTCCTTTGAAAAATCAAGGAAAACGGACTTTTCTTATGTGGCAGCGGGAGAAGGATTTGAACCCTCACAGACGGAGTCAGAGTCCGGTACCCTTATTCTGGAGGATTGCAAACTGAACATGGCGTATATCCATCCGCTTTTGCATCAGACAAAGAAATTGCGATTTTGCTTTTTTCAGATATGTGTAACTTCTTTAGAGACGAGTGCTGCTGCAATCGTTGTGAAAATGACGGTGGTCGCAGAGACTGCTGCAAATGCCACGATGATGGCGAGTGTAACCGCGATCGCCGCTGCTGTTGCTGCTGCCGGCGCTGCTGCTAATTCATATAAATGTATTACGACCCTCTGTTTTATTACAGAGGGTCGTAATACATTTATAAGCCCAGCTCCAGACTGTTCATTGCCTGCCGGATCTGCCATCGCCGCCCGGTCTGCCGTCTCCGCCGGGTCTGCCATCTCCACCGCGCCTGCCGTCTCCGCCTGGCCTACCGTCTCCACCGGGCCTGCCGTCTCCACCGGGCCTGCCACCTCCGCCGGGCCTGCCGTCTCCCCCGGGCCTGCCATCTCCGCCGGGCCTGCCGTCTCCGCCCGGCCTGCCGTCTCCCCCGGGCCTGCCATCTCCGCCGGGCCTGCCGTCTCCCCCGGGCCTGCCGTCCCCGCCGGGCCTGCCGTCTCCGCCGGGCCTGCCATCTCCGCCGGGCCTGCCGTCTCCGCCGGGCCTGCCGTCTCCCCCGGGCCTGCCATCTCCGCCGGGCCTGCCGTCTCCCCCGGGCCTGCCGTCCCCGCCGGGCC